TGAAGGCAGGGAGCGGTTACTTGCTATCTGGACACAAACAAGCATGGTACTGGTGCGCGCAGGCAATAATCTCGTCAGCCGGCTTATCCTGATAATCAGACGTTATCGCCGCATGTAGCGCATCAACTCGCAATTGTGAGCGGTGCTCGCGGTCGGTTATCGTACGAGGGGCAACGAATGCAGGCCCTCCGAAACGGGTATCGGGATTGGCACCCAGGCTCGCCGCACCGAAACCATTCGGACGCAATGACTCGTATATCTGCTCTGCCAAACTCCGGCTGTCAGGCTTGTTGCAATCACACATGATCCACCTCTTTCGTAATTTCCGGGGTGAAGTCAACGTAGAATTTTTGGCCCGGTTTGATCTTGCCAAGAAGATCGGGATTGTTAATTGTCAGGGACAACGAGCCGCCAGGTGTGAATCTGGCAAAAGTGTTGTCCTCGCTTTCGCCATTTTTGCCAAACGGTTTGTCACCGCAGACAGGGGCGGCTTTGATAATTTCCCCATACGTTGTTAATTCAACCGACGATACCAACAGGGTAGGAACTAGGTTCCATGGCTCGGAGGCGAGATGATAATTTACAAGCAGTGGGATGGTAGATCTAGCAGTGAGTACGATCTGGTGCTATGTGACGGCTGGTTCCTGTTTGGCGTAATACCGCTTTATGTCAGGAATCGGATTATATGATTCATCCCTTCCACATAGACGTTCCCATGTTCAGGATGGCGGTCTGCGTCTGTGCTGATTGCACCTCTCAAGAAGCGGTTGACGCCTTCTATGACTACGAGGGCAAGCGGACGATACTTGATGCAACTGGCTCTACCGCATGGGTGCAATACGCCGGCGGTGACGTCTTCATGTGGGTTAGCGATACCTCTGAAGCGAGTGTTGTCTTTCACGAACTGGTGCATGTGGCGTTTGGGATCTGCTCGACCAGGGGCATGGAACCTGATGAAGAGTTGATTGCCTACCTAGTGGGCTGGCTCAAGATCGAAGTGGCTGACAAACTGTTTGAACTGGCAGGGGAAAGCTGATGGCGAAGAAGACCTTGCAGCAGCAGATAGATGAATCGGTCAAACACTGGCGGCGGTTCCCTTCCGAATGGGTAAAGGACAAATTCGGTGGTAAGGTGGTGCTGTCTACACAGCAGCTTCATTACCTTGGCGAGTTGGTAAAGCTGATTCATGCCAAGGAGAAGGCGCACGACCACCCCGACAAGCTGACCGATGAAGACCGGGCTTATGCTGCCAAGATTGGTATCAGTATCATGGCAGGGCAGGGCGTTGGAAAAGATTTCATGGCCGCCGTCACCATCCTTTACTTCCTCGACGTATTCCCTTACCCGAAGATCACCGCAACAGGCGTCACCGGTAAACATCTCCGAAACATCCTCTGGGCGGAATGTTCCAAGGTCATGTCGCTGGCGGTTAAATTAGATCCAAACAATTCCCAAAGCGAGACTGTTTTAGAAGCCTCGCTGCAATGGCAAACAGAGAGGATTTTCCACAAGGGAATCAAGAACCCTGGTTCGCAATGGTTTGCTGAAGCGGTTACTATTAACCCTCACGCCAACGAGGATGAACAGGCTAAAACGCTCTATGGCCGGCACGAAGATTATCAGTTAATCGTGGTTGACGAAGCCGCATCCGTCCCTGAACCTGTATTCGGTCCGCTGGAGGGCACACTTACCCGTAAATGCTGTATTGCGCTGATGATTTTCAATCCTACCCGCGCAAAGGGATATGCTTACGATAGCCACTACAAGAAGGCTGACCAATGGATAACTCTTAACTGGAATGCCGAAGAAAGTGAACTGGTATCCAAAGAGCACATTGACAAGATGCTCAAGTACGGCAGGGAATCCAATACGTACAGGGTTAAGGTTCGTGGATTACCACCTATCCAGGGCGACGGCGGCCTGATCCCTTACGACCGGATACAGGAAGCGATTGAGCGCGAGTTTGACGTGTCTGAATTTGATCCGGTCATGTGCGGAGTCGATGCAGGCGGTGGCGGTGATATGTCGGTTGTGGCAGTCCGCCAGGGGCCGATGGTTCAGATATTCGAGAAGTCCACTCCCGACCCGGACATGCTGGCGGATTGGGCAGCGAGCGTATTACTGAAGGAAGAGGCAACCGTTGCGTTTGTGGATAATATCGGCCTGGGCTGGTATTTGACCAAGGCGCTTGCCAACAGGGAAATTAACGCACGACCGGCAGACTCCCGTAGCACGAAGGACCTGTATGACCTGCAGAAGTTCACCAATAAACGGGCTGAGATGTATTGGGACATGGCGCAGGCGTTTATCAATGGCGCTATCAGTATCCCCAATCACGAAGAATTGATAGACGAATTGGGCGCTATTACGATGGAAGCGGCCAACGGCAACAAGCTCAAGATTGGTGATAAGAAGGATATCCGTAAGAAGCTTGGCTATTCTCCCGATCATGCAGATTCGGTTGCCATGAGTTTTTATCGTCCCGACAAGTATTTCAGGAAGGCGAGCAAGAAAGATAAGCCAAAGAAAAAAGAATCCCACGGTTCGTACATGACCTCATAATAATCAATATTTATTATTGACAAATCTATGTTTTTGATGAACAGTGCTGATAACGTCAATTATATGACGAAACCGACAATATTATGACGGTGGACCAATGGCAGAGAACGACTACAACATAGCGGACAGCCAATGGAGACGGTACGAATACTCGCGTGACCGTGGGCATCGTGCATTCATTGCCCAGGCCAAGCGCTGTGAGGAAATGTACCTCGGTGCCGGCAAGCAGTGGTCAGACGCCGACCGGAAGATATGCGAGACCGTTCAGGGGCGCAAGTGCGTTGAAGTCAATACCATCTTTACTGCCATCAATACCGTACTTGGCGAACAGGTACAGGGGCGCGCAGACATATCATTCAAGCCCCGCGCCGGAGACGCCACACAGGAAGTAGCCGACACTCTCACCAAACTTGTCATGCAGATATGCGACGAGGAAAAATATTCGTGGCTTGAGTCGGAAGTTTTTGCGGACGGGATCATCCAACAACGTGGCTATTTCGACCTTCGCATAGGCTTTGATGACAACTTGAAGGGTGATGTTAGGCTGTCGGTGCTTGACCCATTGGAAGTCATACCTGACCCGGACGCACAGAATTATGACCCGGACAAGTGGAAAGACGTTATCACTACCAAGTGGATGTCAATTGACGAGATTGAACAGGTTTACGGCAAGAAAAAGGCCGATGAAATAGAGAAGTTTATCCCGCTGGAGCCTGATTTCGGTGTTGATCAGGATGGAGACGGTACCGGACGTAACCGTTTCGGCGGGGACTGGGTTCATTCATCATCTTATGACTCTGCCCTGACCGACCGGACCACCAAGCGGGTCCGTGTGATTGACCGTCAACACAGACGAATGGAGCGCCAGCAGTTCTTTCTCAACAGCAACATGGACTTGCGACCGGTACCGACTCACTTTTCCAAGGAACAGATAGCTGCCAAAGTAGCGACAGGCGAATGGCAGCTCACCAATAAAGTAGTCCCCCGCATCAGATGGACCGTCACGACCCGCAACACGGTACTGTTTGACGACTGGAGTCCTTACCAGCACTTCACCATCGTCCCGTTCTTCCCGTACTTCCGCAGGGGTCAGACTCGCGGCCTGATTGACAACGCCATATCCCCGCAGGAAATGCTCAACAAGGCAATCAGTCAGTTCCTGCATATTGTCAACACCACGGCTAACAGCGGATGGATGGTGGAAAAAGACAGTATGGTTAACATGTCCGCCGAAGATTTACAGGATGTCGGCATGAAAACCGGCCTGGTGATCGAATATGAACGGAATTCGACGCCTCCCGCCAAAATTCAGCCGAATGCAGTTCCTCCCGGCCATGACCGGCTTTCTTCCATGGCGGAAGAGCATATCATGGCTGTTACCGGCGTGTCTCGTGCCGAAAAGGAAGCCAATAGCCCCGAAGAGTCCGGTGTTGCCTATCAAGCCAAGCAGTTTCAGGCCAAGATGCACCTGTCCGTACCGCTGGATAATCTGGCAAGAACCAGAACCATGCTGGCAGTCAGGATACTGGACCTGATTCAGGCATATTACACCGAAGAGCGTATCGTTATGATTACCCGCCCGGACGATATGGGGGGCAATCAGCACGAACCGATGATAGTCAACCAGCAATCACCGGCAGGCGAGATACTGAACAACCTGACCATGGGTGAATATGACGTGGTTGTCGCATCTATCCCGCAACAGGCGACCTACCAGAACACACAGTTCCAGCAGTTGCTTGAATTGCGTCAGATAGGCGTGCAGATACCGGATACCGCGCTGGTACAAGTATCGTCAGTAGCCAAGAAGAAGGAACTGATCGAGCAGATGTCGAAACCTGACCCGGCGCAAGTACAGTTTGACCAAGATATGAAACAGGCTGAACTGGAAGAGAAAGCATCCAAAACGGCGCTCAATCTGGCACAGGCCGACCGTGCCAAAGGTGCTGCCATCGTGGACAGCCTTGAGTCGATGTACACGGCTGGTCAGACAGCGCAGGTATTGGCATCCATGCCGGGACTCGTGCCGGTGGCAGACGAATTATTCAAGAGCGCCGGCGGGATTGATAAGAACAATGCTCCAGTATTCGCACCGACTCCGCAAGGCTTAGGATTTCAGCCGGATATGCAGACGAACAGCGACCCAAGGTTTCCGGCCAATCCACCCAACCCTGCCGTTGGCATGAATGCGGGAATCGAGACCGCCAGACCGGACGGGATAAGACAGCCAATGCAGTAATCAACATGCACTATCCGTTACACAACGACGATAAAGTTGTGATCCCGCCACAAGGGGCGTTGTACCTGCTGAAAGGAGCTGTAAATGCTGGATGATAACGGTAACGAAATTGCTGAACAGGAAGAGAACGAAACGGTAATTGAAGACAGGGGCGATGAGATCCAAGTCGAAGAACCGGAAGCAGAAGAGGAAGTTGTTGCCGAAGTTGTCAAGGAAGAGGAAAAAGAAACCCGTATTCCCAAGAGTCGCTTTGATGAAGTGAACAACGAGCGCAAACAACTCAAGGCCGAATTGGAGGCATTGCGGGCAACACAGGTGGTTCAGCAACCGAAGGCAGAACAATCTGTACAGCAGGAAACATTCGACGTTGACGACGCCGAACAGAAGTATTCTGAAGCTGTTTTCGAGGGAGAGCTGGACAAAGCCAAGCAGATTCGCAAGCAGATCCGCGAGTTTGAGTTTAAGCAGATGCAGGCCAGCTTTGAAACGAGGCTGAAGACCGAAAAGACAGCCGATATCGTGGAGCGCAACACAGCCGCCATAGTAGCCGACGCATATACGGACTTCCCGCAGCTCAACCCGGATTCGGACAGCTACGACGCGGCACTGGTAAGCAAGATCAACCTGATGCAATCGGCCTATATCACGTCCGGTCAGCGCTACGATGTGGCACTACAACAGGCAATTACCGATTTTGTAGGCAGCAAGCCTGCTACGGAAGAGCAGAAGAGCGAGCAGACCGTGGTGGATACCAAGAAGCGCAACATCGACGCAGCCAACCGTCAACCCCCTTCGCTTGCGGCAACCGGTGTGGGAGATAGGGCAGCGGCAACCAGCATCAAGGTTGAAAACATGACCGATACTGAGTTTGCAGCACTCCCCGAAAGAGAGAAGAGGCGCTTGCGTGGAGATTGAAATAAAGACTGACAGTATCGTAACCCCTGACGAAAGCGACGCCATAAACGAGCTGATGCAGCCGTTCGTACCCCCCATCGGGTCAGTCGTGGAGTTGGGCGGTTTTCAGTACCGGGTACACAAGATCACCAAGAAGGATCTGATCTTGAGGCCGGTAGGTATTTCAGAGGCGTCCCGGTAGTTATCGACGGGCTGCTACCCGGTCCCGCTGTCCGGTCCAACAAAACAGCGATTTCGCCATGACAGGCGCAAATTGTCCGGGCCTTACCTCCGTTAAGGGTTTGTTTCTCCGCCTCTGTTGACCAGGCGTAACAGGTCAGAAACCAAGAGAGCAGTCACAAACCACTAAACCGTTACGGAGGTAACACCCAATGGCAACTACCAATTTCGCGGCCCTCACCACCGACCAGAAACTTATCTGGTCCAGAGACATCTGGAAGCAGGCAAGAGACCTGGCTTTCATCACCAAATTCACCGGTACCGACCAGAACAGCGTCATTCAGCGCATCACCGAACTGACCAAAACCGAAAAGGGCGAAGCCGCCATCATGCACCTGGTAGCCGACCTTGTTGGCGACGGCGTAATCAGTGACAACGAGCGTGAGGGCAACGAAGAAGAACTCAAGTCCTACAACGACAAGATCACCATCGACCTGATCACTAACAGCGTCCGCAACAAAGGCAAGCTGGCCGATCAAAAAACGGTTATCAACTTCCGCGAGCAGGCCAAGGACAAACTGGCGTACTGGCTGGCAAACCGTATCGATCAGTTGGCATTCCTGACCCTTTCCGGCGTGGATTACTCCTACTACAACGATGGTTCGCTGCGTACCGGTTCGCCCTTCCCGAATCTGGCATTTAATGCAGACGTGTCGGTCCCTTCCGCCAAACGTTACCTGGTATGGGACGCCGGCAACAATGACTTTGTTACCAACACGGCCAACAGCACCATCGTAGCCGCTGACGTTCCCAGTTACAAGATGATCGTCCAGGCATCTGCCTACGCCAAAGACCACTACATCAAGCCGCTGATGGCAGGCGGAAAAGAGTATTACGTCATGTTCGTCAAGCCCGGTTTCATGGCGAAACTGAAACAATCCACTGATTACCAAGCCGCCATTATTCAGGCTGCTGACCGTGGTATGACCAACCCCTTCTTCACCGGTGGAGTCGTAACCGTTGACGGTATTGTCCTCCACGAGCACCGTCTGGTTTACTCCACAACGGGCACAGCTACCAAGTGGGGTTCCGGCAATCTGGTAGAAGGCTCCCGTTCGCTTCTTTGCGGTGCTCAAGCACTCGGTATGGCCGACCTCGGCGCACCGGCATGGAATGAAAAAGAGTTCCAGTACGGATCTTCACAGGGGATCAATGTTGACAAGATGCTGGGCTTCGTCAAGCCCAAGTTCTACAGTATCTACGACAAGTCCGTTGAAGACTTCGGCGTACTGGCAATCGACCACGCAATCTAACTCTATCGGGGAGGTTAATCGCCTCCCCCCTTCTCTAAAGGAGAAACATCATGGCTCTTACCAAGAAAGCGGCCCGGCAATGCCCGATTACCGCAACCTGTGACTTCACCTATGCCGACCTGACCAGCGGAGCTTATGCCGCAATGGTTGACTTGCCTGTCAATGCAATCGTTATCAGCGGGCATTTGGCAATCACCACCCTGTTTGACTCGGCCACTACCGACAAGTTCTCAATCGGTGACAAGGTTGGTTCCGCTTCCGCAACTGCCGACACATTCGCCGCGCAGTCGGCTGATATAACAGCCACCGGACAGGCAGCAGTCGTTCTCCCGATCGGCAAGAAAATGACTTCAGCCGGATCGGTCGGTATCGTTTGGACCGGCGCAGGCACAGCCCCTGCTGCTGGTGTAGGGCGATTGGTGGTTACCTACATCGTCGATGGACGCGCCGAATTCACACAGGGATAAATTAACCGGGGGCGGTAGCAATATCGCCCCCCCATAACAGAAAGGATATACCATGAAGTTTGTATCAATCGACGGGACCATGAAACGTGCAGCACATACCTCCGGGATGACATTCGCAATAGGGAAAGACCCGGTAGAGGTACCGGTTTACGACCCAGAGCATGAAACAGGCGTTCGGGGATTGCAGGAGTGCGTTTTGTCATCAGGATGTGTGCCTTACAAGGGCAAGGCCGAAGCACCGGCAGAAGTCATGACAGAGACTCCTAAAGCGTCCGAAACCGTCGTTCCTGAAGGTTACAAAAAAGGTGCATTCGGGCGGCTGGTCCCGGTTGAGAAATGACGCACTCCGAGTTGAAAAACATCTGCCGCCGGATGCTGGATGAGCAATCAAACATGGTTGACAGTACCCGCTTCTGGCCGGATGCAGACCTGACTGAATACCTGAATACCTGCGTGGAAGAGGTGTGCGAGCGTACCAACTGTCTCCGGGATTCATTGACGGACGCGGTATGCAAGATCACGCTGGTTGCCAACCAACGGCACTATGCCTTGCATGGTTCGATACTGGATATCCTGGCCGTACAGCCGTCATGGAGTCACATACCGCTTGCCAAACAAAGCATAACTACTGTCGGCTCGGGGGCGTGGCTCACGGCAACCGGTCTGCCGGTCAGTTACCTGCTGGATTATTCAAACCGGACTTTAAGCCTTACGTCAGCTCCAAGCGTGGTCACGGACGAACATCTCCGTTTGACAGTCATACGCCTGCCGGTAACGGAATTGTCTGCGGCGGGTGATGTACCTGCCATTGCTATGCGTTATCACAGACGGCTGGTGGATGGGGTGCTTGCCAAAGCATATTCCAAACAGGACGCAGAGATTTACAACCCCAAGAAAGCGCTATCGTCTCAAGCGGATTGGGAGAGAAACTTGAGTTCAATCGTCAGAGACGAAGCAAAGCTGAATCCGCGTATCTATGTGGCGCGTTCGGTGGAAATCTAAATGGCCTGGGTCAAGGAAGAAGACAAGCCCAAGATACTGTTCCGGCGCTGTCTCGGCCTGAACGATACCGGCACCTTTGCCACTCAGGTAATGGATGTCAACAGTGGCACGGTTGAACTGACCGACTGCCTGAACATCACCACCACCCCTGACGGCTGCATCGAGAAGATAGCCCCCTTCGTCACGGCGCTGACCCACTCCGCCCCGTTGACCGACATATCTGTCGGCACGAGATTCGTCTACCAGGATGGCACCGACACGAAGGAATGGGATGGCGTCAACGTAACCACTATCGGCGCTATCATGGCCGGCAGTGTTGCACATACCTCTGTTGATGTACGGTTGGCCACAGCAAGCAAGGTCTACAAGAGCGATTCAGGAGGGGCGGCACTGTTGGAGGCTACCCTTGGAGACACCAGCAACATCCCCGATACCTCCAAGCCGTATTACGCACAACCCGTTTATAAACAGGCATTTACCTATAACGGTATCATGTACGGCATTAACTCTGCCGACCCGCGTTTCCTGCAATATTCCGAATACGGGCACTTCGACGTTTACGCATTGGGTGACAGTTTCATTGGCCACGAGAAAGCAATCCTGCAAGCTGGCGCAATACCGGGCGTGATGGTCTGCATCCACGCCAACGGGGTTTCGGCCTATACCGGCGAGAACATGGCTGGCTTCCAGAAGAAATTCTACTCCTGCAAGCCGCTGGACGGCACGCTCTACAGCGGCTATATCGGCAAGAGCTACAGCAGCGGGGGGCAGACGCGGACTTACGATTACGGCCATGTGTTTCTCTGTGCAGACGGCGTTTATCTCATCACTGTAGACGGTGCAATGACGAACCTGTCCGAGTCGGTCAGCCGTATCGGTACGCTGAACAGCTCCTACTCTTGCGCCACCCTGCATGACAGCAAGTACCTGGCGTTCGGCAACAGTGTCACAATCGAATACGACTTTGAGACCGGCAGCGTCCTGAAACGGTCAACACTGGGAGTCGTATCGGCTACCGTCTGGAATAACGTTAATTATTATGCGGTTGGCTCGACAATCTCAACAGCCGCTTCAAGTAGTGATACCGGAAATATTACCGCCTCGTTGACGCTCCCCTTCTCGGAGATGGGCGCTCGCGGCACCAAATCGCTCTACAGCCTCTATTTCACCGGCACCATTGGCGGGACTGTGACCTTCACGGCCACCGACCAGCAGGGCAAGCAGTGGAGCGTGGAAGTATCCGATATCGGCACCGTATCCAATTACCGCATCAAGACCCCCAAGGGAATGCTTGGCAACCATATATCAATGAAGGTCGATTGCCTATCAGGTGCTTTCCGCATGGAAGAACTGAGAGCGGAATTGGCTGGAACCACACGCAACATATAAGGAGCGAATCATGGCTTTTTCACCCGTACCCACCGCATGTTTCCCGAGCTGGTCAGAGGATGCAACCAACATCACCGTACCTATCGCATCGTTTCCCGAACTGACAGCGGCAGAAGCCGATGCAGCAACAGGCGATATCCGCAAGATCCTTTATGCCATTGTCGAGAAGACGTGGACATGGTGGAATGCGCTATTGACCGCCGATCGGCCAACCAAGATGACACTCACCAAGAGTTCATCGGTGGACACCAGCACCGGTATTGTCATCAATGTCTATACCTTTACCTTCAAAAACAGCATTACGGCCCAGGATGTAGCGGCAGAGCAATAACATGTCAGCACTGCCAACGCCAATATTGCGCAATGCAGGCCACGAAGAGAACCTATATAGGGGCAGGGCTATGGCAGAACTGCGGATACTCAAACAGCAGATGAACATAGTCGGACTGAAACTGGGTAGCCGCAAGGTGGATTTTGGCAACGGGGTAACATGTTTTTGCAATATCTGCTTTGGGATAGAGGAAGCCTTTGTATATCTGCCGAAGGGGTCAGAGGAAGAAATCTATCGCGGTTCTTTTGTTTGCTTACCAAGATCGGGTAACAGAGTTCTCGTCGGTTACAATGATGGATCTGTAACGCGCTATTACGAAAAAATAGACTCTGCCGGTTTTGCCGCAGACGGAACTCCCATATCCATACCACCGGCTTATGCTTACGCCTATCCCAGACAGGATAACAGCATAGCATCTGTGTTTCTGACCGGCTCAGACATGTCATGGACGGCACAACGGCAACAAGCGTGGAGTGGCGGAAACATAGACTGGATAGGTCAGGCATCAAACCCAACACAGCTGGACCAAGTGCCTACATTGACCTGGTTAGGGCCACCATCGCGCTACTTTCCACAGGTCAGCTTACCTGAAGGAATTAATCTCGGTCCCAATATTTACGAGAATGGGACCATCAAGGCTACCCTGCCATTGTCAGGATATGTGTCTTATTACGAACAGCAGGCAATCCCGTATTTCGTGTTAGGGGCGGCGCAGACAACAGACCAAAACGGTCAAAAGTGGTTGTCCGTTGTCTGCAGGGAATATTACCTGGAATATTTGGGCGAAGTTGTTTCCGTGTATGCAAATATGGCTGTGATGGTCAAACCGTATTCTTCTACAAGTAACGCATGGTATTCGGAACAGAATACGGCAGGCTGGCAAAGAATTTATGACGACCGCATATCACACGACGGCACCACATTATCTGTGCCGGTGTTCTTCAATTCAGCGGGGACCATAGCCAAAACCATTCAGGGTAGCCACGAAACGACCGTTAGCATCGATATAGACAATCTCACAGCCAGCGTTTTGATTGAGGATTCCGTTGTTACAGGAACAAGAGACCAGATAGGCAGTCCTGCAACACATTCGGAATCAGGCAACATATACGTCTACACGAACCAGAATCCGGGGACATACGGCTATATCGATAATAGTCACGGAGTAATCCAAGAGCAGACCACAAAAGCGGTTGCGGTAGATTGGAAAAACAATGCGTGGGTGTATGCCTATGTGGATTGGGAATTTGACATTGTAGGGGACGTGACAAACACGCTGGACATGAACAGGACGGATTTGTCCGACTATGGCTCCAGGTCCGTCACATCGGAATATACCGGAGTACAGACAGGCCAGCATACCGCTACGTCAATATTGCGGATTGGCTCAGACAGCTTCAACCTTGCTTCACACTCCATGTCGCAGCGGATAGAAGCAAGGAACAGCCAAGCATTCAATGAAGCATGGAGTATAAACGACGGCCCACCACCTCCCGGCTACCACATTACATATTCCAACTTAAATCATTCGGTGTCGTGGATCATGTCGGCTGTGCTTTATCTGGATATCCGGCACAATACCATTCTGCTCAACACCATGTCGGCTGGATCAGAAACCACCTCAAGGCTTTATTCCAATTACAGCATTAACGGGGTGCAGCAAACTCCGCCGAACCATGAAACATTCGTAAATCATGATACAATATACGAAACAACAATGGTTCACAGCAGCGGGGTCGATACCGTAAACGGATATGATTATACATTGCTGGATTCCAGCCCAAGTTATTTGCCGACACTGACTTATCCATTAGTGTTTATCACGGAAAACACTACGACAACAGACAGTCAATTTCAATGGTTTTTAAGTAGCAACCAGCCGGTTTGCTCGTTTGCTGTGAATAAATATGGTCAATATTTCTACTCGGTATTATGCAGAGACGTTGTGTTGAGTAGTCTGAACGGGGCCGACCCCTCGATAGCAACGGCATTGACGGGCGAAAATAAAGTATATTTCCCAATTTCACCGGCATAACAAGGAGAACCAGAAATGAGCATAGTTTTGGCAGATGTGGGCGCTGCAAGGATATTGGAGACATATTTCAAGGGCATTCCTGCCACCGCAGGCACAACCCTCTCGTTAAGGCTATTTGCCAACGATTTAACGCCAACCGATACCACGGCCCTTGGCGCTTTTACAGAAGCAGCCGGTGGCGGATATGCCAGAAAAACGTTAATTGCATCAGAATGTACTGTTTCTAGCTCTGGCATACCGTCGGCAACATATCCGAGCCAGACATATGTTTTCACCGGTCCGCTGGACACCAACCCTAGCATATACGGCTATTATGTGGTTGATGCCGATGGCGTTTTAATCTATGCGGAAAGAAGCGTCGCACCGATAACACCGGCAATACCCAATGACGCCATTGAAATCATACCTGTCTTCAAACTATCCAAAGGAATACCAACGTAAAGGGGCTTTATATGGCTTATGTGAATCTGCCTGGCAAGGCACTGACAACAACACAATTAACCAGTGCCGAAATCATTGACCAGATGATAGCAATGGGATGGACGCTTTATGACGACCAGACGGCTTCCAGTTATAAAATTTTACGCTCTAACGGAGAGAGTGGGACAAAAAACTGGCTGTACGTCAAAATCAACTGGGGCGGAACCAACACAGTAGTCGATGCTTATTGTTACTGGAATGCCACAACACACACAACCACAGCCCCGGTTTTTAACATGCACGGTGGACTGGTTCCGAATAAAACATTGTGGATGTGGGGCAATAAAGATTTTGTCGCCATCGTGCAGGAAACTACAGGGGCCGTTACAAACGCAGCCTATATCGGGCACGTCGTGACAATCCCCGCATGGTCAGTCAACACGACTACCACAGGAGCAATTTCCGCCGGTTCATCGGTCGCAATATCCGTCAGCAGTATCAGTGGCTTTGTCTCCGGTTGCCGTTACCAGATATTCGACCCGACCACTGGATACCGGCAAACTTTTGTATGTACCGGTGTAGGAGCCTCAACAATAACGGCAGACACGATATCCACGGTAGGATACGCCTCCGGGTCTGTTGTGGGCACTCATCCATTCCCGGTAATGGGCGGGTATAGCGTGCTTGTTCCGGCGCACAGCGTCAACCACCATCGCACGACATACAACGCGGCTCCGATTGCTGCATCGTTTGTTGATGTGGACACCTCCATCACCTATAAAGCATTGTCGTTGCCTTATATCGGCAGTGTTGTCAAACGCAACTTTTATTCTCCGGTCTGCATCGAAGTGGGGGCAACCAACTCATATCACTACCTTGGCACAATGGATGACGGAAACGGCTATATTTATTACTGTCCTGCCATTAACAATGCCACTTACATAAACGATAGTGTTGCAGGCGTAAACTTTGACGCTGTCTATATGGGATCACTGGACTCAGGGACCACGACGGGCAGCAATACCGTTGCCACATTGAACGATACTGGCAAGACGTGGACAGTAAATGAACAAGTCGGGAGGGTTTTGGTTTGCACCAGTGGGACGGAAATCGGGCAAATCAGGAAAATCGTTTCCAACACAGCAACAACATTGAGCGTATCCCCGGATTTTACAACGATTCCGGTATCAGGTACTTATGTCATTGCGGAGCGCGGCTATAGATATTTTCTGCAATCCGGGGGAGTATTTCTAAGGGAAGGGGTTTAGACTATGGCGGTTATTGCTGTCTCTGCAAGCCATTCGGGAGAGTTTGCGTTACCTTCTGGCTACTCCAACTCTGCAACAGTTGTGTCTTTTGCCTTGCCAATCAGCAAGGGGTTAATACATGCGATACCGTACACGCTTGGCGCGAAATACCCCATGCCTGCTTTGAACAGCGTAAAATTTTATGAGGATGTCACCTGATGGCTGTATTCCGGCTAAGTAAGATTGCGCTGCATTCATATACATCAGACGGCGCGGCAACCACCATAGTGAGTCACGGAGGGGCTGTTGCTGGCGGGTCTGCTGTGATGGTACACGTAACGGGTCTACAGGGTGACGGCGGCGGCGTGGGCGGCGGGACGGCTCAAATCGCGGCGACATTATACAGCAATCCTTATTTCGATATCACGCCAATTGCTTCAGCAGTCTTTGTGTTAAGCGAAAATCCACAAATATCTTTCCAGCGGGTAGAGGTTTAATATGAATATAATTTTGCAAAAAGGGCAGGCGTATAGCGCAGACTACTCGTCCACAGTGGATTTTCCCGTTCTTGTATCCGGCTGGACAGGTCAGGTTGCCCTGTACCTTACTTTCCCCGGCGCAGCAGTCTTCACAAAGCCGCTGGTGAGAGTAGACAACACCATGCAACTGCGTCTCACGGTTAATGATATCCTTGGTATTCCTGACGGGATGTATTATTTTGTTGCAACCATAGCCAATCCCGATCTTGGCGCCAGCGTCAATGTTGTGGATATGGCAACAGTGGTGCCGGTCAGCCTGAGTGATCCCGGCAACCTTTGCACCATCAGCATGACTATCGGCAAAATAGACGGGTCTGCCGCAGGAAGTCCAAGTAGTGCGATGACGAATACGGTGGGAGGGACGTCCATTGTATCCAGTTGGGCTGGCATTAAAATAACAGCAACGCACGCAGCAGCATCAAAAACAGGGAACACCATATTGGACACGGAAACGGTCAGTACTTTTACAAACGCAGCTGGCTATGCACAACTTACAATCCTGAAAGGCGTGACAGCAACTATAACTTGTCCATATTTTGGGAAAACCGTCACGGTAAATACAGCCAATTTGGATGCAATTGACCTGAGTACATACTTCTAAGGAGTAATTTATGGCACTATCACCACCACCAGCAACGTCTGTTCCAGATCCGGCAGGAGACTATGCCAGAGCACAATCATGGTCGCTGGTAACATCGAAATATGCCGATGCCGGGAATTGGGCAACGTGGGCAGCAAATCTCCTTTCCGGTTATGTCACCAGCATTCAGAACTTGCTCGGACAGGATGCCGTAACCGCTGACCTGGCAGCAGTAACCGCGGCACTGGATGCCATTGACCTGTACACGCCGCCTGTCGGAGCCTTTACCTACACGGCTCCCACTGTGCCAACCTATACAGCTATTCCGTCTTATTCCGCCCCGACGCTTGGCAGCATCACAGCAGTTCCCGCCATAGCGAATATTAGTGTCGGGGCTGCTCCGTCAACCATGATGACCTTCACAAACACGGATTTCAGCGACTCGTTGCTGGATTCGCTGAAGGGGAGATTGGCGGCAGATATTGCCACGTCAAGTACCGGACTGGGCAACGCAGAGGCCGCTTTATTTGCCAGAGAGACAGCCCGGCAGAATGCGGCAAGGGCAGCAGCTTATACTGAAGTCACCAATCAATTCAGCGCCAGAGGATTCGACGTACCACCCGGCGCTCTGCTTGCGAAACAGACCGAAATGAACAATGAAAGCGGGATCAGGTTATCGGATTCAAGCTCTCAGATCATGGCTGAGTCTGCCCGACTGGCAGTGGATTACAACAAGCATGTACTCACCCAATCCAGTCAACTGTTGGAGGCGCTTGCCAGAGTCTTTGACAGCAAAGTGGTAAGGGACTTTGAGGTGGAGAAAACCAGAGTTCAACTTGCCTTGGAGGGGTTCAAGGAAACCATTGCCGTGGAGCTTGCCAAAGCGTCGCTGAACAAGACTGCTATTGAGGCCACCATTTCCGCCAACGAAGGTACGGTCAAGGTATTTGAAGCACAGATTAACGGGCAGGTTGCGCCGATGAAAGCCATTTCCGAAACCAACCAGGCCCAAGCCAACGCTTACAGTGCCGCAGTGCAGGGAGCAACCGCCGCTCTTAACGCGCAGATTATCCCCGAAGAACTGAAGATAAAAGGTGTCGAGGCCAACTCACAGATAGCTGGTACAAAAGCGGAAATAGCTCTCAAGGAAGCTATGGTTTCCATCGAATCGGCAGCCCGTCATCTGGCGCTTGAGGTAACAACCATGAACGGTCTGGCAAGCGGGGCGCAGCAGATAACCGCCTCCGCACTGAACGGAGTAACATCCAGCGCGTCTTTTGGATGGAATGCTTCTGCATCGACCAATTACACTGGAACTTAACTTGCTTGATAATCACCGTTGATTACTATATATTCAGCACAGACACGAGGTGACGCATGGACTTGCAGAAGATAACGTAGGAAGTTCTGAGAGAGCGTCTGGGCATGGCGGACGGTGGATGGGTCAACAAGATTGCCGC